TGTGTTGATCAGAATAGCAACCAGACTCAACAATTCAACGATGGAAATCGCCCAGGAGGCTGTTGAAAAAAACTAAAAGAGGACACTGAACTACTTCTTGTGATGAAGGTGGCACAGGAACTAGGCAAAAGCATAGAAGAAGTGATGCAATTCAGTGTCCTAGAATTAAGATTATGGACTGCATATTTTAAAATGCAGGCCGAGGAACAAAGGAAGGTAATGAATGGTCGCAACCAACATCCAGGTCAACGTCGTAGATCGAACCGCTAATGCCCTTGGCAGAATCAGTGGTAGGCTCAACAACCTAAACAAAGGTCTATTAGGTGTCAACAGGGTGGCGGCCCTTGCCACTTCGGCCATAGCGGCTATAGGTGGCACCAATGCCGTCAGAGGCATCCTACAAACCACAGCAAGGTTCCAGGATCTTAATTCAACATTGGCCACAGTGACTGGTTCGGCCAAAGCGGGTGCCGAAGCATTCGATTTCGTCACTAGGTTCTCAACCAAGACACAGTTTGGTGTCGAAGAACTCACACAGTCCTATATCAAACTGGCTTCCAATGGTGTAGAGCCATCGGAAGAGTTGTTATCAAGATTCGCCAATGCGGCGGCGGTTACCACAGACCAAGTAGGATCATTGAATGCAATCACTGACCTCTACACTAGATCACTGCAATCGCAGACTATTGAACTTAATAATCTAGAAAGACTTTCTGACAGAGGATTTCCGGTCTATGACATCATTAAAGATAAACTTGGTGTCACAAGGGATCAGATAGGCAAGTTTTCTAAAGAAGTTGGAGGCACACAAAAGATACTTGATGCCATCGGCGAAGCCATAGATGAGAGATTTGGTGATGCCACAGAAAGATTGCTGGGCAACCTATCCATACAATTCTCCAACTTGGGCATCGCTGTCAAAACTCTGCAGTTCGCTGTAGGATCACAGGGTTTGGCCAAGGCAGTGGGAGAGACTGCGGTAGAAATCACAGACTTCATCAACAACAACGAAGCGGCTGTGAAATCAATCGGCATCAATCTAACCAAAGCATTCCTGTTTGCCAAAGAATCAATGGTGTTGGTGCTACAGAATTTAGATCTATTAGCAAAAGCATTTGCTATATTCTTTGGATTGAAAATTGCTGTTGCCGTGACATCCATTGCTGTGGCATTCGCAGGCAAATTGGTGAAAGGCATAGCACTCACCATCACCGCGATGAAACTACTCGCCACTGTGGCTTCACGACATCCATTGATTGCGGCCGCTGTGGTTATAGCAGGTGGAATTGGCAAACTCACTGGTGCATTCGAAAAACTAGCAGAAATGACTTCAGGTGTCACTGCCTCAGCCATCGATGGATTGACCAACAGTGCAGATGCATTACTAGAAAAAATGGATGAAAGCCTACCTGGCTTTGGTGAATACAGAGACGAAATTAGAAAAATCGGAGAAATGGGCACAGGATCATTCACAGGACTCCCAGCAGCCTTAGCCGAAGGAATGATTGGTGCCAGTTTGGCCGCTAGTAAACTCAATGATGAATTGGATGATACCAATGATGAACTGGATGAAGGCAAAGACAAAGCCAAGAAGTTCGAAGGATCATTGAGAGATGCATTTGGTGTTGCCAACAAAGGTGCACTAGAAGCCATAGAAGGCTTCGATGAAATGAGGGCACTAACTGACCTTGGTTCAAATGCTATGAACACATTTAGATCAAGGACCGCAGATGCATTCGCTGATGCAGTGTTGGGTGCGAAATCATTCTCAGAAGGTTTGAAGGAAGTGGCGGAAGCAATATTCAGACAGATATTGGTTGGCATAGCAGAATTGGCCATCCAGATATTCATCCTTGACAAATTCGTTAAACCTTTCTTCGAAAGTATGGCCGGTGGCACAGAAAAGACCAAGAATGAACAGAAAAAATTAAACAACGAACTCAAAAAAGAGATTGGATTGAGAGCAGTGTTGGCTTTCTTCACAGGTGGTTTCAGTCTGCCAGGATTCGCAGATGGTGGACCAGTGCAAGGCAACAAACCAATCATAGTTGGTGAAGAAGGACCAGAGGTGTTCGTGCCTAGATCATCAGGCAGGATCGTCCCCAATGATGCACTGTCACCCAATGCAAGGAATTTTGAAATGGCATCAGCGGCTCCACAGGAGGTCAATGTCAATTTCAACATACAAACAGTAGACGCTGAATCTTTCGATGAATTGTTGGTGTCTAGGAGAGGTATCATAACATCAATCATCAATGAATCATTGTATAGACAAGGAAAGAGAGGTTTAGTATAATGGCATACATAGGCAGTTGGCCATCAACACCGGGGTTCAATGCAGTCAATTTCAAGACCAGCACACAGACCAAACAGACACAGACCATAAGTGGCAAGACTTACCGTTCTTCCACAGCAACATCGAGATTCGAGGCAACCATAAGGTATCCCAACACCAACGCCAGTGATTTCAGACCCACACAGGCATTCGCCAGCAGGGCATTGGGATCATTGAACACGTTCGACATCGTGCTACCTGTGGTTTCATACACACAGGGCGATTATGCCAGTCAGACTGTGTATGTTTCTTCAGCGGCATCAGTGGGTGCGTCCAGTGTGACTGTGACTTCGGATCAAACATCATCCACCATACTCAAAGCAGGTGATGTCATCAAATTTGAAAATCACACCAAAGTTTATATGCTGACAGCAGATGCTACATCGGATGGTTCGGGTGTGGCCACATTGAACATCACACCAAATCTCATAACAGCACTAGAAGATGATTCTGCAGGAGGTAATACATCTGTCACTGTAAATGCTGTGCCATTTAGATGTTTCTTGTCTAATGACATACAGCAATTCAAACACGCAGTCAACGAATTCATATCATTTGAATTTGACATCACGGAGGACATCTAATGGCAAGAGGTCTAACAGATCTTGTGCGTTCACAGTTAGAAAACAACAGCCAAATTGTCTACAATTTGCTGAAGATAGACACACCTTCTGGCACCAAGTATTACACAGATGCTTCACACGATGTGGCACACGATGGCAACACCTATGAAGCACAGGCTGATTTCCTTGGCATAGGCGAAGTGGAAGAAGAAGCAGAAATCATCATTTCAAAAGTGGACATCAATATGTCTGCACTGGGTCCAAGTGCCATATCAACGTTCGCAACATCAGGCATAGTCAACAGAGATGTGGAGATTAGGATTGCATTCATTGATCCAACCACATATCTCATTGTTGGAGATCCCATATTGACATTCAAAGGCAAGGTTTTGAGTTATGCTGTCACAGATGCTAGATTGACTGCAACCATACAACTATCCGTGGCTTCTATGTTCGCTAATTTCCAAAAAATAAATGGCAGAAGAACCAATCCGGAAAGTTTCCAGAGAGAACATCCCAATGATCGTTCTATGGATTTCAGTCATCAAATGATCAAAGATATAGCGTGGGGTAGAAAAGGTGATTAGAGCATTCCAAACCACAGATACCGAACAAGTGATCACATTGTGCAAACAATGGTTGGAAGAAACAGAAAACAATCAACAGTTGGACATCGAACAGGTGTTGGAAGCGTTCAAAGACATCGCCATCGATGACACCAGATATTCAATGGTGCTCACACATCAAGGCAAGGTGGTTGGATTTTGTGTGTGCAGGGTCACAGAAAATGTTTGGAACAAGAACACCGAAGGATTGATCGAATGGATGTATGTCAAACCCAATCACAGAACAATGGCAATTGGTTTGGTTGATGCCTGTGAACAATGGTTCAAACAACAAGACTGCAAATACTTCACATTTTCAATCAGTGCATTTGATAAAAATTTACAATCCAATATTGATTACCTCAACGATGTGGATCAGATGTTCGAAGGTAGACTCAAAGATGTTGGTGCGGTATATCTAGGAGCAGTGAAATAGATGAAAAAATATTTTATGAAACAGATCAATAGATTGGCCAAATGGTGGTTGGAGAAACAGGCACCACCAGGTGAATTCCTTGCCTACATCAACGAACAGGAAGCAAAACTGTTGAAGGACAATGGAGGTGCGGGTCAGAAATGGGGATTGACGGGCATCAAATCTTATTTCCTAAAAAAATTCTTCAGAAAAATAGTTAAAATTTTCAAGAAAATTATTGGTGCGATTGGATCACTGTTTTCAGGTATATTCGGTGGCCTAACTCCGGACATCCCATCATATGATGTGGGAGATGTTGGAGTCAGCGAATCCATCGAAGGTGTAAAACTCACCAAGAAAGGCACCAATGTGGATATCCCCGTGGTTTACGGATTCAGAAGGATAGGAGGTGCCATATTATTCGCGGAATCCAATTCAAACACCACCTATCAGGATGCCAACAATGACACACAGAACCTATACAACAGATATCTCTATGTGGTGTATGCCATTGCCGAAGGAGAGATAGAACAAATCAGACAAATCGTTGTGGACGACGTCAAACTACCAAATGCCAATCCAAGTTTCAACACGGTGCACAATGTCACCAGTGGTAGATTCGCTGATAGGATGCAATTCGCTGTGTATTCAGGCACTGAAGCAGGTGCACAGAGTCCGTTGTTGAACTCAACCAGTTGGGCCAACGCCACAAGAAAGTTACCAGGTGTGGCCT